ATGGAAGTCAAATACCAGGAATACGAGAAAGCGCTTTGGCAAAAGCGTCAGTGGCGTGTTGAGCTCAGTGGTGTTTCTGCTGCCGACGTGGATGGTCTGCGCGATGAGTTGCTCAGAATGCGCCAGCGGGCGCTTCGAGGCGGAATAGTAGAAATCTATGTTGACGGGCATTCGGAGCCCCTTGGACCTTGGAAGTCGGGAGACTTGTGGAGGCCGACAGGTTACTACCGCGACGATGGTGAACACTACATCCGTGGCTTCTTTCTCGGATTGAAGATCTCCGGGAATCCGAAGGGCGACTTCAAGCTCAACGGTCTCTGAGGGAGTCGGGTTGTCGGCCCTCGCGAGGATGGCCGACTGGGACTCGTTTCCGAGAGAGGCGGTGTTTACGGTTCATCTGCGACATGTTTCTGAAGTCGCGCTTGTCCCAATCCGTGTGCGCAGGGAGGACGTACTTTCGTGAATCTCGTGTTGGCTGGTTCTCCATAGTCGTGTTGCGGTTTTTCGAGCTGCAACGGACTCTGCAGGAAGTGTGCCAATCGATTTTGTAACATGTTGATAAGCAATATGTTATGTATTTGTCTTTTTGTAACTTAAGAATGCGAAACCTACTTTATCGCGATAATAGTCTAACTTCTCAAACGAGAATCTAACTTCTCAAACGAGAATCTAACTTCTCAAACGAGAATCTAACTTCTCAAACGAGAATCTAACTTCTCAAACGAGAATCTAGTTCGTTTCAAGCGGGTAGCATTACATTCTGTGTGGCACGGATAGTGCTCTAACTTGATTCGTGCCAAGTGTGCATGGGTGCCGCAGACACGGATGAATGGCGGTTGAGAAGAGGAGCGCCTCTTGGAGGCGGGCGCAAGAAACCACCTCCACCTAGCGATGCAAAGCATCATAGGGCAACGACTTAAAGACCGGTTATCCGCTGGAGTGCTCTTCGCCTCCAGCGGGGAGCTCACCAGAAGGTGTCACGTTGCGCCCGAGAGATTGCGGTGATGTGCCCGTGCCCGGCCTTTGGCCGGGCAGCCAATCAAAGACAGCGTACATGCTTGAAGAAGCCCGGCCCCAGCGGCATGTCTAGACGCGGCGTACGCTCGACCGGTCGCCCGTGCGCTATGCCTCCGGCACCTCCCACACGTATCCGCCGGCGTGGCGCTTGATGCGGCCGGTGGTGACGTTGAGGATGAGGTAGCCGGCACGGATCATCCCGCTAGGCATACTGCCCCCCGGTGGCGGTGATTCCGGCGGAGTTGCCGGGGAGGAGGTTGACCCCACCGCCGGCGGTCTGGATGACGGCATTGGTCACGATGTCGAACCGCTTTCCCGTGGCCGAGCCGCTGAAGGTGCTGCCGTTGAACATCATCAGCGAACATTCCGATGCAATGGCAAAGGCCGAGGAAAACGCCGGCGTTCCGCTGACCGTGACCGTTTTGTAGCGGCAATCATAGACCCCCTGGCCCCAGAGCATTACATGCGCGAGGCCGCCCGCCGTGATGGCGTAGTTGCCGATCGCCCGGATGATGCCGCACCGCTGGGCGGTGATCTGAGGCTGCCCCGCCGCCACGGTGCCCAAGACGACGTTGCTGATGTCGATGATCCCGTTCAGTTGAGCCGTCACCAGGGCGTAGCCCGAGGCGTTCCCCTCTAGCTTGAGGTCTTTGAGGGTAAGGAACGCGCCCGCGCTGGCGGTGACGGTGGCGTTGAGGCTCGTGCCCCGCACGATGACGGCGGACGCATCGGCGGCATTTCCCTGGATGGTGACGGTCCCGGCGCCGACCAGGAGGCGGGCGTTCAGCGGTTGCTCATAGGTGCCGTCGGCGACCTGGACGGTCACGTTGTAGATGACGGTGTCCAGGGCGGCGGCGGCGTCAATGGCCTTCTGGATCGTGAGGAAGGGGGAACCGGCGGACAGGCCGTCATTGTTGTCGTTGCCGGTGGTGGCGACGTAGTAGGTGCGGTTGGCGGTCAGGGCCTCGCGGCCGCCAGACCCTGATCCCGGAGGTCCTTCAGGTCCTTGCGGTCCTTGCGGTCCCTCTGGGCCTGTTGCGCCTGGGGGACCTTCAGGCCCTGTTACGGTCGTCCAAGAGTACCCGCCGGCATGGTGCTTTAGGTGCCCGGTGGTTACGTTGAGGATGAGGTAACCGGTCGGGATCGTCCCGCTCGAGGGGTCCGCCGTCACGGCCGCCGGCCGGATCTGCAACCACGTCCCCGGCGTCCCGGCCCCGGTACAGCGCCACTCCCCGCCCAGGGCATCGCGCCAGAACTCGTTCAGGACCCTGGAGCCGGAAGTCGGCGGGCCGATGATCGTGGTCGGGCTGCCGTTCTGGTAAGTGGCCACCCGCTTGGCGATGTCCTCGGCCAGGAGGGTGAAGTTGTCGGCCGTCAGCTCGCGGAACAGGGCTGCGTTGCTGACGTCGTTTAGGCGGCTTGGTGCGATGGTGCTCATGGGAGGGTCAGAGGTCAGAGGTCGGAGGTCAGGTTTTCCAGACTGCAACCGAGTCGTAATCCAGGCTGCGGTGTCCGCCCAGGGCGAGGTAAGCCCGGACGGTGAAGTCGGTCTCGGCCCCCAGCGCGGCGATCAGGGCCGCGTTGGTCAGGGTGTAGGGGCCGGCCCGGTTCACGTAGAGGGTCCCCTTCAGGACCGCGCCGGCCCACAGCTCGAGGACCGCCTGGTCCGCGCGACATTCGAGGTCAACCTCAGGCTCGGCCTCGTCCCGGCCCTCGCTGGTCAGGTCCCAGTCCAGGACCACGTTCTGGCCGCTCGAGTAGGTCGGGGCCACGCCATCCCCGTTGGCCGTCAGGTTGGCCGGACCCAGGGGTCGAAGGGCGCGGAGCAGGATCGGGTGGGTGATCTTCTCCACGTCCGCGAGGCTCACCTCGAGGTGGAGCATTCGGGGCTGGAGCTTCAAACCCACTGCCAGCGCCCACTTCGGCGCGTCCCACTCGAACAAGGGCTGGTCCCCGAGCTGGACGCACCAGCACTCGGCTCCGAGGGCATGGCTGCGCCGCACGGTTCCGAATTGACCACGGACCACGCTCAGGGTGTAGCGGCCGGCGGACACCAACGTCGGGGACCAGCCAAGCAGGATCTCGTCGCCGAGGAAGATGAGGAACCGCCGGGCGCCCACGCCCTCATCGAAAGGCATGTCATCGAGGTCATCGTCCGGGCTGGTGAACGTCACATCGAGGCCCCCCTCCAGGTAGAACAGGCCAGCCGCATCCAGACCGGTATTCAACTCGCCCCGGCGTCCGAACAGGCCACTTTCCCCCACGGCCGAGAAGCTATTCGTGGACCGCTCCCACCAGAGCGTCCAGGCGTTCGAGAGCGCTTCACCGCGGGCCGGCAGCACCAGCAGCCGCGCGGCCGTCTTCCCGGTCCAGGTCAGGGGCAGTTCGAACACCAGGACGTCATGACAGGGCAGCGGGGTGTAGATGACGGGTTCGAGCGCGGAGTCGGCCGGGACCGGATAGTCGTTGACCATCAGGTGGGCGGAGTCCTCCCGGACCGTCAGCAGCACGTCCGGCGATTCCGGCCCGGGCACCTCGACCCCGAGGACCCGGAAACGCACGTCATCAATCCCGGCCGTCGGGTACGTCAGGGCGACCACATCCCCAGGCCGCAGACCGGCAGCCACCGACCGCCTGGCCCGGAGTTGGCCTTCCAGCCAGGGCAGGCTGTGACTCTTGCCGTAGGCCATGGCCACCTTCCAGGCCACGGCTGGGTCGGTGATCCAATCGCATTCGAGGGCCTGGGTCAGCGGCCGGCCCGTGACGTTGAACGCCGCCGGGTTGCGCCAACTCACCGCATCCGTCTGCCAGTTCCGGTCCCGGTTCTTGAACCGGACCACCACCTCGTTGACCACTTCCGTCCATCCGTGCGCCGTCAGGTCGGGAGGATCGAGCAGGCTGCCGGTGTCCAGGGCGACCGGCGTGACGTTATCCCGAAGGAGCCGCAGGCTGAGCTGGCCTGCCGGGGTGTGGTACAGGGCGGCGTCGAGGTATTCGAGGAAGTCGTTGAGCAGCCCGTCCAGGCGGGTGACCTGATCCAGGAACACCGAGAGGCTGAAGCCGTCGGTGAACAACTGGGTCGCCACCGCGTTCCAGCCTACCGTGTCCAGGGCCGAGGAGGGCAGGCCGGCGCCAAAGCGGGTATCGGTCATCAGCTCACCCAGGGCGGCAATCGGGTTGACCTCGCCGTTGAGGCCCGCGCTGACGTTCAGCCAGCTCACCACCGGGAGCCGGGTCAGCTCGAACTGGATGCCGGGCACCTGGTTGCGGTTCTCGCCGAGCAACCAGTCGTTGAAGACCACGTAACACTGGCCCCGGTAGGCGGGATGCTCGACGCCGCTGCCGGTCAGTTCGGCATCCACCGTCTGCGTGGCCGTGCCCCAGTAGAGGGTGAGACTGCCGCGGCCCTCGACGGTGATCTCCGCTGAGTCGTTGCTCCCCGCGTTCAGCGGGCCTTCCCAGGCGCTCTCATCGTCCACGAGGATGGCGTGCAGGGTCTGGACCGGCCCAACGCAGAGCATTCCGGCGAAGCTGGCGAAGTAGTTGTAGCCGACGGTCTGCTTCTTCTTGCCGACCTTCTTGCGGACGGGAACAGAGCGCACGCCCCAGGGCTCGCTGATCCAGGTCAACCCGAGCCGCGCGCGGCCGGCCAGGTATGGGACGGGCCGGCCATGCTCATCGGTGGCCAGGGTGGACGGGTCTTTCCCTAGGGCCTTGGGCGGCGGAGGTGGGAGGATGTCACTGGCGCTGTTGAACATGGTCAGTCGGCCCCGGGCGGGCTGAACGCGATGGCAAACCGGCGGGCATAGGTCGGGTCATCGAGCCGGGAGATCAGGACCCCGTGCCCGCGCAGGCAATGGCAGAACCGCTGGTCCCCGAGGGCAACCCCGACATGGTTGACCACCCGGCCGACCCGGAACAGGACCACGTCCCCGGGCGCGATGTCTTCGGCCGGGACCGGGGTCCATTCGGGCCGGGCCTTGAACCAGGCCAGGACGGGCGAGCTGTCGGCGTGGTCGCCGAAGTCCACGGTGTAGGGCGGGAACTCGAGGTCGGTGGCCAGGCCCGATTCCTCGAGGAGCGCGGCGGCCAGTTGAACGCAGTCCACCCCGACCCCGCAGATCCGCGCGTGCTCGCGGAACGGGGTGCCCTTCCAGCGGAGGGCCGCCGCCAGGAGGGTCGGGTTTGCCTGGACCGCGGCCGTCACTTCTTGCCTCCGTTGACCTGGGGGACTTCGAGAGCCTTGATGGCGAGGTTGCGCAGGGCGAACCGGTGCCCCCCGTAGCGGACCGTGTTGCCGAATTTCCCGTCACAGGTCCCCCAGCGGCCGTCACAGCCGGGCACCAGCGTCACCCCGGCATCCACGCCGCTGAATCGGAGCGGGGCATTGAGCGTGAGGGTCAGGGCGCCGCCAGACTCTGCCTCGTGCTTCAGGATCAACCGGACCTCACGGCTGATCCCGGACCCGACCTCGAGCCAGCCCTCGGCAAACCAGTTGACGATGATACCCGAGAGGGCCGGCCCAGCGACCGTCACGTCCCGGCCGGCCAGCGCCGTGATCGTGGCGGCTTTCTCCCACTCCGCCCGATCCAGGCCGCAGGTGGAGGGTTCAAAGACCCGATACTGGCAGCGGGTGGAGAAGTAGAACGCCGGGACCCGGGTCTGCTCCCCGCCCCAAAGCGTAACGCACCGGGCGCGCAGCTTCCGGCCCTCGGCCCGGACCGAGGTGACCACGCCGCTGAACAGGACCACCTGGGCGGTCGGGTTCGAGTAGTCCGCGGTGGCGATCTCGACATGCAACGGCTGGCAGCCGTGCGGCGGGAAGGCCAAGCCGAAGGGTGAGTCCTCGAGGCGCTCGACCTCGATCTCGACCCCCTGCCGGACCCCGGTGGTGTCATAGCCGATGGTTCCGTGGGTGATCCGGCGCGCCGTGTAGGTCAGCTCGTTCACGTCCTCGAGGTCCCAGGCAAAGCTCGTCCAGTACCAGTCCACCCGCTCGGCCCCCTCCCCGACCCAGAGATGGTACAGGAACACGGGTCGGGTGCCGGACTCGATCTCGGCATACTCCGCCGGCAACTCGATGACCTTGACCGTGCGGACCTGGCGGCCCTCGGCGGTGAACTCGCCCCGTTCGGTGTCTTCTGCCAGGCGCACGTAGGCCAGGGTCCACGCCTGCCAGGACTCATCCACGGTGACGGATTCCTCGAACGTGACCCGTTCGGTGCCGTCGCCGTTGTCGGTGACGCTGATGATCTTCGCCCCCCTGCCGGCCTGGCCCGCCTTGGTGAACCAAGCAACGGGAGGAAGATGGTCCGCCCAAGACGCAGCCAGGCCAGCGTCTGCAACATCACATTCGGTTGCCGAATGTCCAACCACGATGCGGAAGGCGGCCACCGGCGTCGGGAGCCAGAACCCGACCAACCGACCGCCGAGGTCCTTCGTGAAGGTGTCGAACTCCTCGATCTCCTCTGGCGTGTCCAGCCAGACGCGCAGGTCCCAGCCGTGAACCGGGTGTTCCTGCTCGCCGTAGAAAGCCTCGGGCCCGAACCCGAGCGCCACCTCGCGCAAGTCATACTCGATCCGGCCCGCGGGCAGGGCGGTCCAGTCCACGGTCAGCTCGAAAACGGGGCGGTCGCGGTAGGTCACGGGATGAGACAGTAACCGATGTCCATGACCTCCATGCTGTTGTCAGGGTAGCGGCTGAATGCTTCGATGTATGCCTCCTGGCCTGTGGGGACGAGGTAGATGTGCGGGAACAGGGTGTGATCCCCGTTGGCGATACTGCTAAAGGTCGCTGCGTTCATCCCCGCAATCGGCGTGACCAGGGGATCAGGGTACTTCAGCACGCTCAGGAACTTGTCTTTGGTGAAGTTGAGCCCCCGCCAGACTCCGTTCGTCAACCTCCACGTTCCGTCGGTCGTATTCTTGTGATACTCGAGGAAGAAGCCGCACGGGTGGTCGCGGCTCGCCGCAATCGTGTAGGGGCTGATCGTGCCGTTGATGTTGCCCCAGCTCGCAGCGGCTTTCCACTGCACGTAGTAGTCCGTGCTGCTCTTGTAGATGTACGCTGGTGGCGTCGAGGTGTAATTGTGCCCGCCGGACGTACCGCTGGTCATCCCGGTCCACCAAACGCAGTTGGGGGATGAGACGGGGTATTGCCCCAGACTGACTCCAAAACCCCAGGCATAGGACGGGCCGGTCACGGTGGTCGTTGCCGTAATCGCGCAGCGCATCCCAATGCGCAGGCGCGTCCACCCAAGCAGACAGATCCGACCGGCGGTGTCCTCGGTGATGGCCTCGGTGTATGAACTCGCCCCGGTGTACGACACCTTGTTGGGAGCCGGCACCGCCGTCACCGGGAAGACCCGGTAGTTGGTCGTCATGTTATAGGCCGCCGGCATTCCGCCCGGAACGATGAGGTCTCCGACAATCATGTTGTGACTATCGGCGAAGGTCAGCGTGCGGGTGGTGCCCGCACTCTCCCGGTGCGTCGTCGCGAGGATAGCCGCCCGCGGCCAGGTCATCCTGGCCCGCACGCCATACTGGTTCGCAACAAGGATGGCCGTGTTGGCTTCACTGGCTGACGTCGCTGTGATCTTGGAAAGTCCCATATCATGAAGCGGAAAAGGCCGCGGCCACCCAAATGACCAAACCATCCACCGGCTGATCCTGGCTGAGCGTCAACCGCCCCCCGGTCCAGGATGCTTCGGGGACACCATCCTCCAGGTTGCTCCACGTTTCATACACCCCGCTGATCCCAAAGGCATTCCCCGTCCAGAACGGGAAGGTTTGGGGCAGGTTCCACGCCTCGCCGTTGGCGGTGAACGTCTTCACCATTCCGATGAAGGCAAAGTCGGCCAGCCATGTGAATGAGTCCACCTCCCCCGCGGAACCCGCGGCGTGTCCGAACCAGACACCCATGCATGCATAGCTGAGCGAAGACAATGGATGCCCGGCATCTGCGAAGCTCAGAGCAAAAGCCTGATCGGCGAAGTTGTTCCAGGATTCGCACGCACCCCACGGATCAATGAAGCAGATGCTCTCCCATTCGGGCGGATCGGGTCGGACCACCAGTTCGGCCAGGGTAACGGTCACGCCCGCGTGCCAGTCGGTGCGGTGGCTCAAGTCCGAGAACGTGAGCCGGCCGAAGACCAGCGGCCAGGCCCAGGTGCCCTCGCCCCAGGTCCCGATCAGGGCCGCCTTGAGCGTGAGCGTGTCGCCGTTGACCGCCTCGGCCTGGGCCAACTCGAAGGCCTCGACCGGGTCGGCCTCGAGGGACCGCAGCAAGAGGAAGTCATCCGCCTCGAACCACGGCCACGCCTCCTCCTCGATGACCAATTCGGTGCCGGCGGCCGACACCACGCGCCGGCCTCGGCCCCAGTAGGGCGCACAGGCCAGGCCCGACTTGGCCGCCGCCCGGAGCCGGGCCAGCAGCGGCGTCTGCTCGGTGACATCGAAGGGCAGGACCCGCCAGGACAAGGACCCGCGCGGCTTCGGGCGCAGGGCCCGCCGTTCCTCGGCGCCGGTCAGGACCCGCTGCACATCGGTCCGCCAGGCGCGCGACCATTGGACCGGCCGCGACCAGTCGGGCAGGTGCGGCAGCAGGACGTGGGCGTTGACCTCGGTGACAGGCATCTCAGGTGGGGATGCCGACCTGCATCCGGCGTTTGCGGATGATCTCGACGAGCCGGGCCTCGCCCTCGGCCGACTCGAGGAACTGCCGGGCCTGATTGCGCGAGTCCACGAGCACCAGGCTGAGGTTGAGCTTAGACGGGTCAGTGGTCCCCCCGCCGGTGTCTCCACGGGCTCCGGCCGGTGACGCCCCACCGAACGCGCCTCCGCTGGCCTGGGGACCCAACCGGGCGCCCAGGGCCTGCAAAGCCGGTTCGCCGTAATGGCGGAACGCCTCGGGATCGACCCGGAGCCCGCCGCTGGCCAACCGGCCGAAGATCGTGCCTTCCTGCCAAGCCAACCGGTTCTGCTCGGTGAGCACTTGGGCCAGCCCCGGAGGAGTCCCGATTTGCCCTTGGGAGCCTTCCGGCGCCGCGCCGGGGGTGTTGGGGTTCCCCAGGCTTGCGTGGTGCGTGGGAGAGCCTTGGGTGCGTGGGATGGGGCGTGTTTGGGCCCCGGTGAGGTCCTGGATGCCGGCGAAAGCAGCCGCGATGCCCAGGTTGACCACGTCCTCCCCCCGCCGGATGCGCTCGAAGAACTCCGTCCCGTACTGGCTGACCCGTTCGGCAGGGATGACGTACTCGCCGGGGGACAACCGGGCCAGGACCCGATCTTCCTTCGGCCCGCCAGGACCTCGGACCATGCCGCCCTGGGCGAACGCGCCGGACATGGCGGCGATGGCGGCGAATAGGGCCGCCGTGCCCACCAGGGCGGCGACGCCGTAGCTGGAAATGGAGGACATGAGGGCGCCGGGCGCCTTGGCGGCGGCATCGGCTGCCCCTTCCTTTTGCGAGAACAGGATGTTCTTCACCGCCATCATGGCCCGACCCACGAGCCACTCGGCGAACATTCGGGAGATCGCGTTGACTACCGCCGTCCCGAGGGTCTGGGCCACGTTCCGCAGGGCATCCGCCCAGTCCATCGTGCCCCGGATCAGCCCGGACATGCTCTCGGCGATCCCGTCAATGGCCGAACCGACGACGGACGTGAAGCTCCGCGCGATCTGCTGGGCCAGGGTCCCGATTCGCCGGGCCATGTCATCGGCCGCGACGAACAACTGGTCCCGGATCGAAGCCGGGTCACCCTGGCTCTGCTGCTTGGCGAGGTCCGTCCCGAGGCTGGCCTGATCGCGCTCGGCCGTGCGGATCTGCTGGATGAGCAACTGGCGGGTCTGCTCATCCTGTTCGAGTTCGAGCCGCTGCTTGAGCTTGCGGATGTGCTCCTCGATCAGGGCCAACTCCTCCCGCTTCCAGGCGAGGGTCTGCCGGTAACGCTCGGTGTCGGAGGCGAACCGGTCGGCGTCGAGCCGGGCAATGGACGTGTGGAGATCGAGGCGCCGGTCGGCGAGGGTCTGGGCCTGCGTTTCGAGTTCGAGCTTGGTCCGTTGGCGGACGATGGTCGTCGAGTCGAACTCGCCCGGCTCGAAGGCCCCGGCCTCGAGGGCGGCGGCGGGCGGCTTGGCGTGGTCCATCTCCCACTCGAAACGGATCATGGCCGTGCCGGTGGCATCGAGGGCGTCGGACCACTTGCGCATCGCCCGGTGGTGGGTCTCGAAAGCGTACTCCCCGACCTCGACCACGGTGTCCATGACCCGCGCCACCCCGCCGGCGATGTCGGCGGTGGCCTTGGCCGCCGAAACGGTCATGTCCTTGAGGGCGGTCTTGGCGAGCCTGGCGGCCACTCCGAACTGCCGGGCGAACACCGCAGCCATGATGGTCCCGAGGGCCTCGAACTGCCGGAGCATCTCCCCGACGCTCGCGGTTACCACCTTCCCCAGGTCGTAAATCGCCCCGGCGAACCGCCCCAGGGCGAACAGGGGTACGGAGAGGTAATCGGTCAGGATGTCGAACGCGGTGGCCAGGACCTTGACCGCTTCGGCCGCGCCGACCAGGAACCAGGCCAGCTCCTTCAACACCACGGAAAGCGCCCGCCCAACGACACCGAGGGCCTGGCTCGACTTGGCCAGGGCCACGATCCGGTCGGTCAACGCCACCAACGCCGGCAACAACTCGGCCGCGATCTGCTGGAACATGCCCCGCACCGCGTACTGCAACCGTTGCAGGTTGTCATTGAAGTCCCCGGCCGCCTGGGCCGCCTGCGGGGTCACCTCGACGCCGAAGACCCTGGCTTCCTCCTGCAACCCGCGAATGGCTTCGGCTCCCTGGTTCAGGAACGGGATCAGCTCAGAACCCGATTTCCCGAGCAACTGCATCGCCAGCGCCGTTTTCTGAGCGCCGTTGGGCATTTCGGCGAACCGGTTGGCGATTTCCAGCATGACATCGCTCGAGGACCGCAGCGACCCGTCCTCATTCCGAACCGACACCCCGAGCGCCTGATAGGATTCAGTGTAGGCTTGGGCTCCCTGGGCCGCCTCAAAGATGCTTCGGTTGAGGAACCGCAAGCCCACCTCCAACTGTTCGACATTGGCCTTACTGATTGCCGCCGCGTAACCGAGCGTCGAAAGCTCCTGCACCCCCACGCCGGCCTTCTGGGCGGCAGCGCCCGCAGCATCCAGCGTGTTGACCGCCTCCTGAAGCCCACGGGTCAACTCGCGCACCGACAACCCTGCCCCGACCAGGGCGCCGAGGCCTCCGACCCATGACTTCACACTCGAAAGCACGCCACCGAGCGCCTTCTGGACGGCCGAGGCGCCCTTGGTCGTCAGCTCGATCTCGATGCGCGGTTTGGCCATGTCAGCGGTGGCCCGCCTTCAGCGCCCGGTTGACGGCTTCGAGCCGTTCGAGGGCGAGGCGGGCGAAGTGGAACAGTTGGCGGACGGTCATCCCCTCGGTGTCGGCCAGCGAGTAACCCTGGTTCACCAGCAGATCAATCAGCCGTCCCCAGGAGACCGGGTCTCGACGCCGAGCGCCTTGCTGAGCGCCTGGCCGACGCCGCGGGCTTTTCCCAGCAGGTCCTCGTGCAGGTTGACTTCGACGGCCGCGGCCATGAGATCGAAGACCTCGACGGGTCGGAGGTCATCGAGCCACTCCCGGCCCTTGCCGGTGGCCCGTTCGAGTAACTCCGTCGCCAGGTCCCCGCTCCGGGCGATGACCGCGCCGAGCTTCTCAGGGGTCACCACCAGCCGGCCGTCGGGTTCGGTGAACTGGCCCATCAGCCCGGAGAGCTTCTCGGTGAACGCAATCGCGTCCTTCCAGCGCATCTCGCGCACGGTGACGGTCTCATTGCGGAGGGACACCTCCCGGACGGGGTGAAGGATGGCAAAGTCAGTCATGGGTCAGTGGCGAAGGGCCGGGGCGAGGCTTTACCCCCGCCCCGGCTTGGGTGGGGGGGCTGTGCTATGCGGCGGAACGGCGCTTGATCGTCGGCTTGCTGGTGGCCGTGGCCCGGACCTTCCAGACGCCAAACTCGCCTGACTGAGTCGGGAACTCCGTGGCCCGGAGGACCCCGTTGAACGTGGTGGTCCGCAGCGGGACCCGGGAGAACTGGTTCGTCTCGAGGATCATGACATCCCCGCGCAGGGTCGGCACCGAGTTGCCGCCGGTGAACACCTCCCAATCCAGAGCCGCGTTGCCGAAGGTGAGACTGACATCGTCGCCGGCGACCAGCGTGGTGCCGTAGAACCGGATCAGGCCGGCATCGAGATCCACATCGTAATCGGTGCCCTCGACCAGCGGAGTCACCCCTTTGGTGGCGACCACGGTGTTGAGCCCGACCTTCCCAATCGGATACCAGCGGTTGGGCACGAGGTCGGTGATCGTCGCCGTGCCGGCCGGGGCCGTGGCCGCCGCCTGCTCGACGTTCGCGCCCTGGGTGGACGCATCCTTGATCTTGAGGAGTTCAGCGTCCAACTCGTCGAGGGTGAAGTCCCAGGCGTAGGAGAGCACATCAGTCTGCTCGTCGTTGGTCCGGCGGAAGCCCGCCTCGGCCACGACGCGGGTGACCGCGGTGCGCTCGTGCGCCTCGCTGTACTCCTTGACGTTGCCCAGGTCCACGTAGGCCGACTGGCCATTGGGCTTGAAGAGGACGCGGGCGGTGAGTTTCTCGTGGGCCTCGATGTGGCCGAGGGTGATGGCGCTGGGCATAGGTGAGTTTCGGGGTTACGGGGTTGACTCTGGTTCGGAGGGTTCGGTCGCCGGCTCAGGGGCTGCGACCGAGGGAAGCGGGTCCGCCAAAACGCCGACGCCCAGGTTCACCACGAACTGGGCCGACGGGGCCGGCAGGTTCACGACCATGCCCGCCTTGAAGGTCCGGGCATTGACGATGTGCTCGCGCAAGAGGCGCACGCGGATGGCGGAAGAGATCATGTCAGCGGCGGGCTTTGTCGGACGGAGGCGGGTTGGTGTAGATGCAGGGGCGGGTGCCCAGCTCGTCCCGCAGATCCTGGAGCGCCTTGACCACGAGCGCCTGCTGGTTGACCAACTGCCGCACCAGCCAGGCCGAGAACCCGATGGCCACAATAGCCGTCGCCAGCGAGAGCCACACCACGTCCTTCTCGCGGGCCAGGTCGATGGCCTGGATCGCCTCGTTCACCTCGGGGGTCACCGCCAACGCCACCAGGCTGGCGCCATGGACGGCCCAGAGCCCCGTTGCCAGGAGGGTCAGTTTTCGCACCTTAGCCGGTTCCATGGGGGACAGTGGTCAGGAGCGTGGACGCGCAGACCAGCACGCGGTTGACTCCGTTGACCCGGCCGTCATTGATGAACGGCGGGTCCTCGAGCGTGATCCGGTCCGCCCCCACTTTGGCCCCGGACAACGCTTCCATGACGTACTCGGTGGCGTCTTCGTGCTTGAGTCCGACTCCCTGCTCGGACCGGCAGACCGCCACGTTCTCCTCGACGAACACGAAAACATCCAGGCGCTGGACCACCGCCCCCGTTCGGGACATGTCCACGAGCCCGCCACTCTCGACCCGCCACACCAGCAGGCACAGGCCCGCCTTGCGCAGGACGGTCTGCCGCTGCTGATTCGCCTCACCGGTGCCGTCATCCAATACGACGCCCGCATCCCGCAGCCCCGGGTGAGCTTCCAGCAGGGTCTTCACGTGCGTCTGGACCTCGCTGATCCTCATGCCAGTCCCGCCTTTCGCGCCTGGGCCACCAGGGCGCCTTCGATCCAGCGGCGCATCCGGCCCTCCCGCCGGGTCATGGCCTTGCGCACCACGATGCCGGCCAGCCGATCTCCCGCCCAATGCGCCTCGTTCTGCATCGTCAGCGACGGTTCAGCCTGGTCGGTCCGGTCAATCAACCTTCCGTACCGCAGGTGTGGTGTCAGCCACGCCTGCACCCGCCGACCCAGGGCTTTCTGCGACGCTGCCCAGCCACCCTTGGCCAGGCCGACCCGCGCCTTGATCCGCTTCACGTAGGCCACGTGCTCGGCCAGGTCAGGCGTCGCGCGGCCCGTGTCCCTGCGCACCCGGCCCTCCGGGTCTCGCGCCTCCTGATGCAACCGGGGCGAGAACGGCACGATGCGCAGCGAGCTGAACCGGCTGAAGACCTTTTGCAGCGCGTCGTAGTTCTTGGAGCGGATCAGCTCGGCCATCCCATCGGAGGTCCACTTCCGGGGATCCAGTGGCCGGACCGCCCGGCGGATGTCCCGCTCGACCCGGGCCTCCCCCGCCTTCCGCGCGCCGTAGGACTTGCCCCCGACCGTCCCGGCCTGGGGCGGCGTGTCGCGGACCAACTCATCGGCCAACAGACCCGCCTGGAGCCGGAGCCCTTCGGCCAGCGAGATCCGCTTGAGGGCGATAAACCGGTTCATCGCCGCCTCGAAGGTGGACGTGTCCACCCGCACGCCGTCAGGCAACTCGCTCACGACCCCTCCCGCTCACAGGTGAACCGGTCCAGGATGTCCACCCCGCCCCGTTCGATCCGCACCACCCGATAGAACCCCCCCGCGGTGTCGTCTCGGAACACCGAGCCGATCGCCACACTCTTGCCCACCAGGGCCGAGCGGAGGACGGCCAGCCGGACCGCGGTGCGCTGGTCTTCGTCCACAAGGCGGGGGCCAAAGTCCGCCGGGGACCCGGGTAACGGACTCTGGTACTGCTCGACCAGGGCAAGGAACGAATCCCCGTCGGGCAGCAGTGTAAGGGTCACCCCCCGTTGAGTCGCCAAAGCCTGGAACCCGGCGACCCGCGCTTGTTGGACGGCGGTCACGGCTTCTTGCGGGACTCGAACCGGCCCAGCAACCAGGCCACATCCGGGTTGCTCCGGGCCAGTGTCCGCAGGCGGGTGAGCCGGCCTTGCTCGGTCTGGGTCCGCGACACCGCCGCCACCATCCCGGCGGTGATCGGCGGGGCCGGCGGACACGGATCCACCGACGCGGCGGCCGGCTTCGGCTCCTGCGCGACCGTCGGCGCCGTCTCGACCTTCAGCGGCTTGGAGGTCTTCATGATCAACGCGGCAGCGCGACCGTCGCCGGGGCTTTGCGGACGGCGGTGACGGTGAGGTTGGTGATGGGTACCGTCGCGGCGTTCGCGATCGAGAGCAGCCTCAGGTACCCCGCGCCGGGGACGCTGATGTTCGTCCACACGGTCTGGACCGTGGCGTTGGTGCTGGTCGGGATCGTGATCGTCACCGAACCGGTGGTCTCAACCTCGCTGGCGGAGATGCCCCGGGCGAAGGTGTAGACCACGTTGGCCTGGAGATTGGTCGCCGCCGGTTTCTGCATGATGAGCAGACCGACGTTGTCGATCCGCGCCACCGACACCCCGCCCCCGGCGGTGCCCGAGGTGATCGTGGTCGAAGCGGCGACATGGTTGGTGCCGCCCGCGACGATGGGGACGCGGTCGAAGGAACCCTGGCCCAGGGCGGTGATCGCCAGGGCCAGAACGGCGGAGAGCAGAAGGAACTTGGTGTTCATGGGGTGATCGAGGTTGTGTGTGGAGGACGGCGCCACGAGGTCACCGCCCCCGCTCCGGGTTCAATCAGCCGTTGGTGCGGATGCAGATGCCCCCGACGCGGTTGGGGGTCTGGTACATCAGTTGCCAGTTGCCGACGGTCTGAAGCTCGGCATTGGTCGGGCTCTCGGCCACGGGCGTGCCCTTCCACTTGAGGCCGTTGAGGTGGAGGACGAACCGGGTGCGGTCGTAGATGATCTCGTTGTTCTTGCCCAGGTCTTTGTCCAGTTGCAGCGCGGCCACATCGACCACCTCGCCGGCCACCTGCGGTTTCTCGCCGTGGGCCAGCACCGCCGGGGCCAAGAGGTAGGTGTCATAGACGTAGCCGTTGCCCGTGCCGGCCCGCGCCAGGGCCTCGCTCACGTAGAGCGGGATGCTGCGGTACGTGCGCACGGTCCAGGCCCCCATCGAGACCTCCTTGAAGGCCGACGTGGTCGAGTCGGCCTTCTCAAGACCGGCCACCACATTCGGGTGGACCAGGAGCGCCCCCGAGGCGAGGTCACCCATCAGTTCGCCCATCAGGGCCTTGGCCTCGATGAACAGGTCCACGTTCAGCAACTGGTCGGGCGTGGCGTCCAGCCCGCTCTCATCGAACCGGTCCACCTTCAGCGCATGCAGACAGCCCTCGGCGTTGTTGGGCTCGCCCGCGCCGGAGCCGAACGCCCCGCGCAGGATCGCCAGGAGGGTCCGCTGGCGCTGCTTGAGCCGGCGGGTGGCCATCTGCGCCAGCATCTCGCCCACCGGCTCGCCCCCGGACAACTGCGCCGAGAAGGCCGTGGCCGAGTTCTTGGTGACCCGGTTGCAGGCGATGCACTTCATCAGGCCGGCGGTGATCTTGTTGTCCACCTGCGGCTCGGCGTTCTCGACCTGGATTTCGTCTTCCTGGTCGGTGATGTCCCGCCAGAACGGGAGGGTCGCCGTTTCGCCCGGGCCGCTGGCCAGTTCGGTGGCCTTCTCGCTGGCCGCCACCACGGGGCTGTTGAAGAGGCTCGGCAGCGTGGCGAGCTTTTCCCGCATCGTGGCCAGCCAGATGTCGGGAACCCAGAGATCAGAGATGGTCGTGGGCATGGGCGTCAGAGATCAGAGGTCAGCGGTCAGAGATCAAAGGTCAGTTCTGGGGCGATTGGGAGAGTTCGGCCAGCGAGCTCACACCCTTGGCACGGAGGACCTTCTCGGTCGGCGTGAGGTCTTCCTCGCGCTTGCCCGCCGCGGCGTCGCTGGGTGCGGGCGTCCGGGCCAGGCCCAGGCGCTGGACCTCGGCGGCGACCCGGGCGTTGAAGTCGGTGAGTTGGGCCTCCGCGGCGGCTTTCTCCGCCACTGCCCGCTCGGTGAGCGCCCGGGCGGCCACGGCGGCCGCTTCGGCTTGCTGGGCCCGGGCGAGGGCCGCCTCCCGCTCGCCCTCGAGTCGCTTGATCGTGTCCTGGGCCTCGAGCAACAGCGCGCTCGAGGCCTCCTGATCGGTCTTCAGGGTCGCGAGTTCGGTCGTCAGGGCGGTGCGCTGGGCCTCGGCCGCTTGCAGGCGGGCCAGCAGATCGGCTTGGTCGGGCAGTTGCATGCGCGTGCTTTCGTTCGTCACTAAAGGGGGGGACGCTAAGATTTCCCGGCCAGCATCCGGGCCACCGAGCGCGCGTAATCCAACCCTCCCAAAGCATCCACCAACCCGCGTTCCCGCGCTTGCTGGCCATCGAAGACCTGGCCCCGCATCGCCTCCGCCCCCACCCCGGGACGCGCCCGCAAGACATCGGCCCGGAACACCTCGAACGCCCGTTGGGCCGACCGTTGGAACTCCTCGCCGTGCTCGCGGGGGATCTCCGCTCCCCGCAACCCCGCCGCCTTGAAGGTCCCCTCGGCGTTGCGGAACACCTTCACCTCGATGCCGACGTTGGCCAGCATCCGGTGGAAGTCCACCACCGACACATACGCCCCGATGCTCCCCACCATCGCGCTGCGCGCCGCCACGACCGCGTCGGCCTGGGACCCGATCCAGTACGCCAGGCTGCACATCATCCCCCCGGTCCAGGCCACCGTCGGCTTGCTCGCCGCAAACACCGCGTCGGCAACCTCCGCGCCCCCGACCGAGAACCCGCCCGGCGAGTTCACGTTGAGCACGATCGCCGTCACCCGCGGATTGGCCTCCAGCGCGCGGAGCGCCCCGGCCACCTCGGCGCTGTCCTCGACCCCCGCGAACGCCAGCTCCTCCAACTCGGGCCGGTACGCCAGCATCCCGTGGATTTCGAGCACGCCCACGCCGTCCGTGATTTCGGTCCGCGGAGCGAACAGTTCGCGCGCCTTGCGCCAACGCTCGGGCTCACCCGCCCGGGGTGCGGTCGAGAGCCGGGACAGGAACGCCGCGGCCGCCCGGGGCTCAAGCAGCATCGTCTGCGCGGCCAGCATCGCCGGTAGCTTCATCTCGTTCATCGGACTTCTCCTTCGTCGGGGGAACCGACTTGATGCCGAACATCTGCATGACCGACTCGATCGGAACGCCGTGCTCGGCCGCCACGGCGTGCGCCCGGTCCAGGATGTAGTCCATTTCCTCGAACACCTGGTCGGTCTCCCGCTGCCACATCTTGCCGCGGGCCCCGTAGTGATCGCGGCGGCTCATCAAACCGAAGGCCACATCCTCCCGTTCCTGGGCCATCTCGCGCCCCACGTCGATCGTCAGCCGGGCCGGGGCGATGAAGTCGCACCGTTCCCAGCCCGGGACCGCCGGCAGCCGCCCGCTCTGGATCCCGCCGGCGATCACCCGCAGCCAGGCGTCCCGACCCAGCCGGGCCATGACCGCTTTGCGTTTGTCGAACCGCTTCTGGGCTTTGCCGTTGACCGCCCGCTGGTTGGGACCGGTCAACTTCTCGTCGAGGTAGAACGCCGGCGGCAACCCCAGCCCGGCGACAAAAGACCCGGCCAGGAACTGGATCACTTCGATGTTGTTGCCCGGCGCCGCCGGGGTGGTCACCTGCTTGAGTTCGAGCCCCTCGTCCAAGACCGGGATGTCGCCGGCCAGGAGCTCGGCGACAGTGTAGCTGCGCGGGGTTTGAGCGCCCTCCTCCTCCGGCGGGATCTCGTTGGCCGCCTCTCCGGGCACCACCGCCGGGGTGCCCCACGGGTCATCCTGCACGGGGATGCCCTGGATGACGGCGGTCAGGGTGGTCGAGAGCTTCGAGAGGACCTTCTGAAAGCCCTTGATGTCCTGCCCATCCCGCATGTCATTGGACCCGCGCCGGATCGGGCTCAGGCCCCGGGCCACGCTCATCCGGTCCCACTCGGCCAGGTGCGAGATCGTGTCCGCCGGCAGCAGGGTCTTCTGGTCCAGCCAGTACCCGACGACCCGGCCGGCGGCGTCGAGTTGGAGGCCGTCCTCGATCCGCTCCTGGCGCGAGCTGCGCTTGTCGATGCGCCAGCAGTCCAGGAGCTGCAACTGCGGGATCCCGTCCGGGTCGACCCAGTGCGCAAAGGACTCCCCGTCGGTGTCCAGGCTGAAGGACGCCGCCCGTTGCAGCCCGTAGAAGTCCGAACGCCCGTAGAAGTCGGCCCGGGCGGCCCAGTCATCGAACCAGGCGTTGGCGGCCTCGTTCCACTGCCGATCCTGGGTCGCCGCCCGCGGGATCATCGGGGTCGAGTAGTTGGCGATCAGGTCGGTGGCGTAGTACACCATGCCCGCGTTGTCCCAGAGCCAGCGAGCGATCTGGGCCAGGCGTTGGCGGCTGTAGTAGGCGAGCAGCCAACCGCCAAACGCCGGCACCGGGGTCCGGTGGTCCACGACGTTGAGCGCCTCGAAGTAGTGGCGGTAGGGCTGGGCGGTCTCCCGGGGCAGGTGTGCCGCGGGCTGGGGCGGCCGGGGGATCGGCCCCGCGGGCCGGGGTCGATCCAGGCCGAGGAGGCTGCGGAGGGCGCGGATCATAGGACGGCGCGATGGAAGGTCGGGTGCACCCGGCGGTAACGGGGCACGTCCAGGGGCGGATGCTCGGGATCGGGCAGGGTGTTCACCCATTCGAGGGCCTCCTCGGCCATCACGGCCAACTCGGCGGGGGTGTAGGCCCGCTCAAAGGTGAACGTGACCGTGCCGCCCGCCTCGCTGGCCGTCAGGACGGTCTGGCCGTTGACCACGTTCGCGGTCCACTTGGACGTGAGCAGACCCTCCAACGCCCCGACCAGTGTCTGCTCGCCGGTGAGCTGGAGCTTCAGGGCCCGGACCAACATCCGAACCTCGACCCGTGGAGGCGCTGCCATCTACCAGAGCGGGCACGCTAAGCTCCGGCCGGACCCTCCGCCGAGTCCAGGGCCGCCCCTTGCAGCGGGGTGTAGCGCAGGATGCCGCAGCCGATTGCCGCGACGTGGATCATCAGCTCGCAGTCCAGGTAATGGTTGTCCCGGCCCTTGCGGACCCACACCGTCCGCTGCTGCCCCAGGGCGTCTTCCTTCACTTCGCGCACCTCGGCGGTCATCTGCCGGAGGTAATCCACGCCCACCTTCCGCGGCAGGGTCCACTGGCCGATCACCCCGTGGGTGAACATGGCCAGGTGATCCTTCACGCTCGGGTTGGACCACTGGAAGAGCGGCAGGAGCCGCCGCCGGTGCCGCCCCTTGGCCGCCCCGAGGCTCGGGTCCACCATCACCATGCGCCACACCTGGCGCACCGGTTTGCGCAGGCGCGCGTCCAGGAGCAGGAACCACTCGGCGTGATCGCCCTTCATCGCTTTCCAGCCCGTCGCCTGGCAGAACCGGTACACTTCCGAGGCCTTGAACCCGGAGTCGATCAGCGCCCGCTCCCGCGGCACGCCCAGCTTGAGCCGGATCTCCTCAAGTTCCTCGGGCGTGTTGCACCGCCCGTAGGCCAGGAGCCGGCTCGCACCCCCCGCCCCGTAGGCCCGACAGACCCAGAAGTAGTGTTCGCCCCCGCGCGCCTGCCGGTCGGCGGCCAGGAAGCGGGCCGCCTCGAGGGGCCAGCGGTCGCCGAAGTCATACGCCTCCCGCCGTGCGAGCAGGTACTCGTCGTCGTTGGACAGCCAGCGGTCCAGGTCCCAGGGCTCCCCCAGCGTCTCGGTGACGAAGGTGAGCATCGGCTGGATGTCCCCGGCCCGCATCGCCTCGACCGCCGCCAGGAACTCGGTCACGACCGAGCGCCACGGCACCCAGGGCGCGATCAGTGCCGACCAGGTGAACGAGACGCATTCGCGCGGCGCATTCGGGTTCTGGGCCACGTACCGGCCCCGCTGGGCGATGTGCCGGCGGTCGACGGCGGTGTCCCGGATCCCGCGACCGCAACCAGCACACTCGTAGCGGATCGTCTCCGCCAGGGCGTCCAGCCGCCAGCGCCCGCCGGGCTTGGTCCGCTCGTTGGCGTCCCACTTCAACTGCTCGAACTTGAGCGGCTGGAGGTGGCGGCACTTGGGACACTCGAAGTGCCAGACCTGCTGGTTGCCCTCCGCATAGGCCCGGTCCATCGCGTCACCCTTGGTCCCGGGGGTCGAGAGCAGGAAACGGCGCGAGTTCCAGTAGGCTCGCGTCCGCTTGAGCACCATCTCCAGCCGGCCGGGCGCATAGTTGCGCACCTCATCGCAGAACAACCACCGGATTGGCTTGGACTGAAGCCGCTTCTTGGAGCCACTCCAGGCGTGGTAGAGCACCATGCCCACGAACGCCGTCCGACCGGCGTCGTGTGCGAGCACCGCCCGGCGCACCGGCGGGCAGAGGTCGAAGGTGGGCTCAAGCCGGTCCCGCGCGAACTCGACCATCTCCTGGCGCGTGGAGGTTACCCACATGGCGTGGCCCGGATCCTCGGCGATCACCCAGCACAGACAGGCGATGGCCGTCTGGCTCTTGGCGGTCTGGGCCGAACACTGCACGACGAGGTTGCGGACGTCGTTGTCCGCGAACGCCTCCATCACCGCCCGCACCCAGGGCGAGTGGGCCGCACGCCACCGACCGGGGAAGGGCGAGGACTCATCGACGGTCAAGTGCTCCTCGCACCACGCCCACGGCGGCCGGCGGTCGGCGGGCTTGCAGGCCGCGCAGAACCCTTCAATCAGCGGATGGATCCGGTACATCATCGGCCGGGCCGGCCTGCCAGGCGCCCAGGCGCTGATCCAGCAAGTGCAACTGGCGCAGCGTCTCGTCCTCCGCCTCCTTGAGCCGGTCCTCGATCTCGCGCACCCCCAACCCCACCAGCGAGGAGGCCAGGCGGTGGACCGAGAGCGTCTTGCGGATGGCCGCCCCCAGTTCGGCCCCCAACTGGCGTACCGAATCGACCGAAACCAGTTCACCCCGCTGCCGGTCCAGCTCGAGCTCCGCCATCGCCACCTTCACGGCCATCAGCTTCGAGCGCAGTTGCGGCTCCAGTTCCTCAAACTCGTCCTCGTCCACCCCGCCGAACTGCGCCAGGTACGTGCGCCAGGCCGCCACGTCATAGCGGCCGTCGGGCTTGCGGCCCGGGTTGCCCTCGCGCTTCAGATGCCGCTGGACCGTGCGCCGGTCGCAGCCCAGGGCCTGGGCCAGCTCGACGATGGTCTGGACGTGGCTCGCCCCCGCCAGGTCCTTCCCGGCCAGGTACGCGGTGACCAGCGCCCGTTGACTCGCGGTCAGGGGACTGCCCACCGCCGTCCGCTTGACGATGTTCGCCAGGTCCCGGCGCAGCAGCATCTCCGCTTCCTGCGGAGCCAGCCCGATCTTCTCCATACCATAGGGGCCACGGTGAAGTCCTGGGGGAGACCGGCCGGGAGGGGGCCGGGGAAGCGTTAGGAAGCCCGGGAAGGCGGGCGGGCCGGCGCCCGGGGGGTGGTTGGGGTCTGGCGGGAACGCGAAGGCTTGGGAGGCTCACCCAGATCCGCGGCGAACCGGTCCAGAAGCAGCCGCTGGAGGATCGAGGCGGGCCGGGTCCGGCTGATCTCCCAGTTCTGGAGCGTCTTCAGCGGGCACCCCAGCACGATGGCCGCGCGCGACTGGGAATGCCCCAGCGCCGCCCGCCACGCCTTGATCGCCCGCTCGAAGCTCCGGTCGATGCCTGCCATACGCGAATAGAGTTGGTGGACTACCGCCCGCAGTGACCCGACACACTGGCCACTACTACGAGTCACACATCCTCCCGGAATGGCAAAGCCATAGTGGTATTCATCTTGGGGTATGCTTTGTCAACCAGCCGTTTGAACTGTTCCCAGGCTGAGGCAGCTCGCATCAGCGCTATGATCCCACTTAGATGATCGCGCAGTTTGGGATGGCCAACGTCGGGCGTGAGCCATTGATGATGCTTGTGCTTTCGGTGGCCGGCCTCATCGGGTGGGTTGAGTCGTCGTAGTTCCTCAAGAACCCCAGGCGCAAGCCTGTCGTAGACCAAGTCGTTTGTATAGTGGCCTACAACTGCAGGCCGATTAATCCTCATGCCTCGCCACTCCCAGTTCTTAAGGCGGAACATCTCACGGTAGAAATCATCCGGAAATCTCTTCGCCCACTTGGCAAGTTCTCTGCTTATAAAGGCGTCGAGAATTCTCTGCAGAGCAAGTCGATCACGGACCTCTTGGTATCCAGTGGCTTCATCAATTAAGGCGATTATGCCCACTGTCGCCAGCCCACGAATGATCGCCTCGGCAGCCAGGACCATGTGTCGCTGTGATGGGAGAATCACACCGGCTTTGTCAGCATCGACGTAAGCGTAGCACACCATCGGCAGTATTTCGGCCTTGTAACCGAATGCCATAGACCCTCCCGACACTGGTTTGTAGGAAATCGGGTTCTTCGAAGCCATTAATTCCCTTGTAATGAAAGGCTTGAGGTTCTTGGACGGCAGAAAAGGAGGGGGTTCTTCAGAACCCCACTCCTCCTCCATCGCGCGGGAGAGCGTCGTGCTTCCCTGTCCTGCTGCAGGTCGAATGGACCTCCCCAAGGCCTTGAGGAACGAGCTCTGGTTGATGACTCGCGTTCCGTCCTCAAGCACCGCGCACTCAATCGTAGCTTGACCGATCTTGAGTGGTCCCGCGTGTGTAGCCTTTGGGAGGCTATGCCGTGCCCGAGCGGCTCGGCGAGCGATTTCGGATCGCTGCTCAGGCGTCAACGCTTCTGCCCGCGCCTTGCCGCCCATTGACTGAATCGAATCGTCAGTAAGCATGTGGCAAGGATACTCAGGCCGTGCCTGCTTGCAAGCACAAATACTATGTGATGGACGTGCTTGCTAACAAAGAGGCCGCTTCATGCACATCATAATCGCTGGCCTACACACAAGGTACCGCGATCGTGAGTCGGTTCATGGCCCCTCCTTCAATACCCGGCGGCCTCGGCCGTGAAGTCCCGCTGACGGCAATGACACCGCCGCCACTCCGGCCGGGCGACCGGGATCGCCACCAGCCCGGGCCCCGCGTCCACCGGCGGCCGGGCCTTCAACTCGCACACCCAGGCCAGGTAGCTCTCCTCGCTCTGCATCCGGCCATCGCAATCGGTCCCGTCCGAGCTGTAGACCCCCACCACCGATCTCCCGTCGTACTCCCACGCCTCGGCCCGCACACTCCACCCTTCCTCATCTCGGCCCCCCTGCACGTGACGGAGGGTCTGCTCCGGCCGCAACGTCAGCTTCACCCAGCCATCGTTCACATACTCCCAGAACCGGGCGTTGATGCGGCGCACCCGGCCCGCGGCGGCCACCGCCACCATCGCGCCCAGCTCGCGGGCTTCCGAGGGCTGCGTCACCACCAAAGCCCCGCCGTCCATCCTCACCACCACCTGCGGGCCTTCGGTCACGGACACCGACCCGGCCAACTCCATCGCTTCCCGCACTGTCTTGAGTTCCATGACCTTACCTTCCGTTGACTGTGCTTTGTTCATTTGAGGTTGCCCCAGGAAGCGGCTTGAGGCCGCTGGTCCGGGGATAAGTGAGGGGCCCGAGGAGCCCCGAAGCCCCTCGGGCCCCGTTTGGCTCACACGTTCTCCCCCACATCGTCCGGGCACTCGGCCGGCGCCGGAGCCCGGGTCGCTTCCAGGTCGATGGCCCGGGCGTCGTTGACCGCGTCACTGCTCTCCGGGGGTGCCATGCCCGTGACCTCCCAGGGGACGGGCATCGCCGTCTCCGGTCGCAGGATGAAGTTGCCCCGCCGCACCATCCGCGCCGCCGAGCGCCGGAAGATCCGCTGGTAGAGGTTCACCGACCACTCGAACGCCCGGGCCTCGCTCGGCCCGAAGAGGACATGCGCCCACTCGTGCAGGAAGGTCACCACCGAGAGCTTGCCCACCAGCCCGATCTGGGTCCGGTCGCCCGCCGCCCACCCGTTGCCCACCGGCGTCTCGGGCTCGTCCACGTCGAAGTGGAGTTCCACCTCCCGCTCGTAGATCAGGCACAGGGCCGCGTGGAGGGTCTGGAACTTCACCTTCCGTTCCTCGACCGTCCCGCGCCAGGGCCGGCTGTGCCGGAACTCGCGCAGCGCGGCGAGGACCGCGGGCTTGTACTTGGGCCGCTCCGGGGTGATGGGGGCCGGACTGACCTCACTGACTTCACTGACTTCACTGACTGGGTTCTCGATCTCTGGCATACTCTGTTCCTTTCTCTCTGACTGACTGGTCGACGATTTACCGATTCTTACTCACCGGCTTGGGAAACCGGCTGTAGAAGTCCTTTGCCGTCTGGTTGCGCTCATAGAGCCAGTCCAGCTCGGCCTCGAGTTTGGTGATGTGACGGGCGGGCCGCTCGGGCTCCCCCCGGGTGAGATTGGGCTTCGGGGTCTTCGCCTTGGGCTCGTACCGCCACACCGGCGGCGCCTCCCGCGGCAGCGGCTCCCAGTTGAGGTTCGAGAACTGGATGCCGTCGGCTTCGTGCCACTGACCGAAGGTCTCGGTGCTCTCGGCCGCGAACCACACCCAGCGCGAGGGACTGGCCACCTGGCCGAAGAACGCCGCCCGCTCCGCCGCCGTGGCTCCGTGCGCGAGCAGGGCCGCCGCCCGCGTGTCGGACCACTCGCCCGCCGGGATCTCCAGCCCGGCCTTCGCGGCCCGGTTCAGCGCCTCCTGCCAGTTGAACCATGTTCCGTTCTGGAACAGGACGCTCCGGGCCGACCCAGCCACGGCCAACCCCGCCCGGGGCGACACCGGAAAGGGGTGGCGCAGGGCGGGGGTCACGCCGCCGACGCTGGCGATGCGAAAGTGGATGACGACCTCCCCGGCCTTGCGCCGGGTCAGCAGTTCGATCTGGTCGAGCTTGTCGGTCTTGAACCAGTGGACCATGCCCGCCTCCCGCCACGCGATCCCCGCTCCGTGCGGGTTACCGAGTTCGCAGAGTTCGAGGACGCGCCGGCTGGGCCGGACCTTGGGGGGGCAAATGAGGATCACGCACATGGCTTTGTCCTGGGGTTCGGGGTGGCGGGCTCAAGCGGCCACCGGCGGTTGCTCCGGGGTCGAAGGTTGGGGGGGAACCGGCGGCGGAACCGCCGGGGTGAAGAAGGGGGCCGGCCACTTCCGATCGAAGGTGTGGGCGGCATTGGTGACTTCTTCCTTGATGTTCGCGAACTGCTCGTGCGCCAGGCCGAACAGCCCGTAAGCCGGTTCACTGGAAGTCCCGCTCACCGACCACCGCAGCAGGTGCCACATCCGCTCGAGGGCCTCGACCGCCGTCTTGGTCCGCAGCCGGGGGGCGTCCGGCTTCCAGGGGCAGACCCGCTTGATCGCCTTGCACTTGCTCACCAGCCCCAGCGCGGTGGCCACGTGGTGGAGGATCTTGTACTCGTTCAAGGTGGCCGCGAACGCGCGGAACTCGGCGCAGGGGGCCGCGTTGAGCAGCTTCTGGAAGTTGACCATCCCCCGCCCCGTGGACCGCACCAGTTCCACCACCCGTTCGCTCGGCGCTTTGGTCGCCTTGGCCAGGTTCTCGAAGGCCGGCTTGCTCAGCGGCAGGCAATAGTGGTTGCGGTGCCGGTCGGTGCCTGTCTGGGCGAAGATCGGCCAGGCGTTGTCGTGCGCGTTGCTCGCCAGGCGATAGGCGAACTCGAGCAGTCCCTTGGGGTCGTTCGCGAGCCAGCCCAGGCCGACGGTGACGTGCAGCCCGCAGCTCGGGTTGACCCGGCCGCCGATGGCCACGATGAACCGGACCATCTCGATCAGCGCCCGAATGCCCGCGTCGCCCTTGAGCCGGGGGCTGACGAACTCGCACGGCTGGTAGCCGCGAGGGACCGTGATGCTGGCGTCCCGGTCGGCCCGCCAGAGCTCCCCGTTGAAGGTGGGGGCATGGAGGACTTCGCCCGCCGGGGTGCGGCCCACGGTCACCCGGCTGCCCCGGTGGTAGCTCCCCACTTGAAGGCCACTGCTGTGCGGAATGACGGTCTCGATCTCGACCCCGAACTCGAGGAGGGCCGCCGTCTCATCTGGTGCTGCTAGCTTCCTTGGTTGCATCTGTTACTCCTTCTGTTTCCGCAGCTTATGTTTTGCTGCTGTTAAAGGGATATACGCTGACAGCGTATGGTGACAATGGAAAAAAACGTCCCCGGCTAATTTTGTGCCGGGGACGTTGAGGGAAGGCAGGTTAGGCGAGCTCTGTTAGGCGTGGGTGAGACTCTCCCTGCATCGCTGACAGGCGCCTCAGATCAGGGAAAGCTGCTGGGGCCGGCCCAACGCCGGCCCGGGAGCCGGCAAGGGGGCCTCCGCGTGCACCTGCCGCCGGATCGCCTCCCAACCGTCCCGGAGCACCAGCTTGCCCAGCTCATCATGCTGGCGGTAGTGCCCCGAAAGGAGAGTCACCAACGTGCGGCGCTCCCGGCCCTCCGGCGTGTGCGCGTCCAGGAAGACGGGCAGCATCCCGTGCCACTCGGCTTCATCGACCGTGCGCTGGGGCTGCGGCGGTTGCGGGAGCATCGCCAGCCAGGTCCAGAAGCAGTTGAGCGAACGTGGCGGCAGCCAGAGCTTGTACCGCTTGGCTTCCGCGTACAGCCGGCCCTGTTCGCTGCGCGCCCCGCGGACGGCGTGATACTCCAGCCCGCAGAACTGGGCGCTCATCCCGCGGCCGTGGTGGGTTTCCCGCCGGCACAGCGCGCCGTAGTCCCGGCGGGCGATCTCATCGAGGGCTCGGGCCAGCTCGCGCTGGGGCGGGAACACGTCCTCGAACAGCCCGCAGATCAAGAGCGGCTTCATGCCCGAGGCCGTGAGCGCCCGCTCGGCCCGCGCCAACCCGGCCGGCCACCCCAGGCGCAGGGACTTCACCGCCACCGATTTCCAGGCCGCCTCCGACCAGCCTTCGGTGTCGCGCTTCTCCATCGTGTTCATGCGATCTCCTCTCGTTGGGGGACACGGTACTGCTTCGGGCACCGGGCCACGGCCTGGCACCGTTCCGGCAGCCCCCGCATCTGCGCCCGCTCCTGAGCCTGCCTGCGGGAACCTGCCCAGACGCGGCTCACGCAGATCCCGTCCACCAGGATGTCGAAGGCTTGGTCAGGCTTAAGGGATGCCTTCTTGGCCCGCGCCTGACGGATGGACTCAAACATGAGCGCCGCCCAGGTGGTGCCTGGCGGGAGCTTCAGCGGGTTCTGCCGGCGAGCACCCGACAGTGGCACGGGCCGCTCCGGGGTGGGGTTGAGCCATTCCCGGCTCAGCTCAACGGTGATGGTTGTCTCGGGCAGCTTCTGTTCTTTGCCTGTCTGGTTCATCTTCTGTCCTTTCACTGTCCTGGTTGTTTCCACAGTTAAAAGGTATACGCTGACGGCGTATAGTGACAATGGAAAAGGTGCCTGGCGCATCCGTTTGTTCCCAAGACTGGTAGGAGAGGCAGGTTACTATCCCTGAAACGACTCTCCTTACCTCTCAAAAGGTCCAGGGGAGGGCAATCGAGCGGGCACTGGGGTTGCGTTCCTGCTTGGTCGCCGTCCGGCTCCGCCGCTTGGGCACCACCGCCGCCCCGAAGTAGCGCTTGAGCAAGGCCGTCGCCCCTTCCTCGCCCCCGCCGGCCCGGAACTCCGCCATCCCGCCCCGCCCGGTGTACGTGTCCTTGAACCCGAACGCGAAGCGGCCGTCCAACCAGGCATAGCGGTGGTGGTAGGCGTTGAGCAGACAGACCCAGTAGTCGTCCATCGGCAGCGTGCAGTCCTTCGGGAACCAGAGCTGGTGCCCCGCGAGGAACCCAATCGCCCCGGCCGGCGAGTACCCCCCGAACCGGAAGGGCCGGTGTTCCCGGTACGTCAACGGGTTGGCATGGCTGGCGAACCCGAAGAAGTGCGCCCCCAGTTGGCGGGCCGTGGCGGCGGCGTTCTGGATCACCTCGGCCGCCACCTCCGGCGGGGCAATCGCCGGCACCGGCGCCCCCCGGTAGCGCCAGACCCGGTAGAGCCCGATGCTGTCGTCATCGAGCTGGAAGTTGGAGGGGTACCGCTCGAGGACCCACTGCCGTTTGGCCGGCAGGCCCACCACGCTGTCGGGGTGGGTGAGGATCTGCTCGGGCGGATGGTGCCGGGCGTACGCGGCGGCCTGCGACTCGGGCACCAGCACCCGGGCGCCGGCGACATGCCGGTGGGTCGTCACCCGGCCGGCCCGCTTGTGCGAGAGGATCAGGATCGGGATTTCCATAGCGCGTGGAATCGGCGGAAGTCCAGGACCTGGGTCACACCCACCGTCCCCCGGCGGTCGAGCCCCTTCTGGAGGTCGAGCATCGTGCTCAGGGCTGCCCATTCCTGGCCGGTCCGGGTGAAGATCAGGACCCCGTTGTAAGCCTCGTCGATGGTCGGCACCAGTTCGTACACCCCGGCCGCCGGTTTGCCTTCCTCCTCCCCGGCCTCCAGGTCCCGCAGGATCGCCGCCATGCGTTCGGACACTCCGTCGGCTTCGAGCTGTTGGACCAGGGCGGCAAGCTGCTCCTCCCCGACCACCCCCAGCTCGGCCAGCTTGTTGTCCGCCAGCAGGTGAGCCAACTCGTCGGCCGGCGAGCCAAAGTCCTGGAACTCGACGGGCACCTGCTCGGCCCCGAGCGATTCCAGGGCGAGCAACTGGCCGTGGCCCACCACCAGGAACCCGCTGGCCTGCGAGATCACCAGCGGCCGGCGGATGCCCTGGAACCGCAGGATCTCGGCGAACAGGGCCACCTGCGGTTCGGGGTGCTTCTTGGGGTTCTGGGGATGCGGACGCACCTGGGCCGGCGGCATCAGCGTGTCGTAGCGGCAGCGGATCGGGATCGGACCGGCCGCTGCGACAATCGCGGTGACCGGGTGCGACACCCCCGCCGGAGTGTCGCACTTGGGCGCAGGCATCGGGGCGAGCGGCTGGACCTCGAGTTCAGGGCCGCCGGCATTGGCGGGAGCGGGCGTTCTGCCCCCCGCGGGGCGTGTGGGCTTCTTCGAGTTTTTCATGGGACACCGTTTTTTCGGCCGTGGCGCGCGAAGTCAGGGATGGCTTTAACCCTGTCGTGGGGGGGCTGGCCAAAGAGATTTCCTCGGATGCGCCGCCGCCGTCCTTCCGCCAGTTCTTGGCCCGCTGCTGCGCGCGATTGCGCCACTCGGCCAGGCGCGACATCTGGCCGGTGAGCTTGGCCATGTGCTCGGGCGTGACACCGCAGCGGCGGGCCAACTCCTTCACCGAGGGGCTCCCGGCGATGTTGCCCGGGTTCAGGGTCCAGGCCAGGGCGATGACCCGCAGGCCGACGATGTGGCGGACGGGGCGACCGTCGGGCAGCAGGGCCCGAAGCAGCCGGCTGAACGCGATCAGGGCCTTGGGACAGGCGCCGGGCTGCGGGGTGCCGTCGAGCCGTTCGTAGACCTCCTCGTAATCGAACTGGGCGCACCCAGCGCAGTCGGCCGGGTCGCAGTCGGGGTGCAGGCGGGTTTCGTCGAAGGGCGCTTTCACTTGCGGCGACGGCGGGTCAGCAGCCACCAGCGCAGGGCGGTGGCGGTGACGGTGATCCGGAACCAGAGCCGGGACACGAGGCGACGCAGGGCATTCATGGGCTGATCGAGACCACTACCCCCTCGGCCCCGCCGGTGGCAACCTGGGCGTACTCCCAGGCGACCTGGGCGTCGGCATCGTCGAGCCTGAGCCAGGCGGCGATGGCATCCCGGAGGTGCTTGCAGCCGGCGACGAGGTTGTCCCCGTCGGGCAGGAGACGGCGCCGGTGGACGACGAGCGTGACGGTGGGACGAGGCCGGCGACCGCCCGCGCCCATGCCCGCCGGGCAGCCTGGGCGTCGCGGTGGCTGCGGCTCCAGTGGGCCCCCAGGAGCCGGTTCAGCGACGGGGGCAGGTAGCCGACCCAGACGACGATGCGGCCGGGCCCAGGTTCCGGGGCTGACTTCGACATAGCCGAGGGCTTCGAGTTGAGGGCGGGTCAGGGTCATGGCGATGGCCTACGCCAGGGGGGCCATGTCCTCCTCGAGGTCCATGTCATCCAGGGGGTCATCGAGGGGCAGGAGGCCGGCCCGCGCGCGACGCCCCAGCTCGGCCAGCGCTTCCTCGTCGCTGACCGTGGCACGCAGTTGGTCCAGGGATTCGGTGGGGACCGCTCGGACGGTCAAACCTTCGGCGGGCGGGTACATCACCAGGAGGGTCAGGCCGGCACCCGGCCCCGAGGTGATGGCGGGGCGAGCGCGCGCGCCGGCTCCAGGGTAGGCCCGGCGCAGGGCGACGCTGAGGCGAAGCTCGTCGATGACCTCGCGGTAGAACTGGGCTGCGAGCTCTTCGATGGGGGTGTCATGGCAGTCGGGAACAGGGTTCGTGTGCATGGTGACTCCGGGATGTTGGGTTTGAACGTTGAGGGGAGGGCGAAAGCGGGGATGGGTTGGGGGTAGGGGGCCAGCACCCTTGGCGTAAGTAAGTCCTCCTCCCTTTAGGGAGGACTTACTTACGCCGTGCTGGTGGCGAAAGGAAATAAGTATATTTGCCGCTTTTGCCGTAGCGGCGTAAGGCAGCACGGCACAAGTGGCTTTCACCGGTTTAGCGATGGGGTTTTGCCGGTTCATGACTTGCCCTCCTGACGCAGCCACGGGGCGAGGTGTCGCTCGGCGGTGCGTTCGTGTACCCCCCACGTCTCGGCGGCCGTCCTGATGGCTGCGGCCTTGCTGGGGAACCCCAGGGCTGCGTAGTTGGACGCCCCCCCAATGAAGGCGTTGACCATCTCCTCGCTGACCTTCGGCGGCCGGTGCGACGGCATGGCCGGGTCCGCTGCAGGCCTGGTTCTGAGCGGCCGGCGGTGGGCCATTGGATCCGCGTCCAGCGTGCGTTCCCAGACCGGGTACTGCCAGCGAACGACAAAGGGGGCGATGGGAGCAAAGTTGCGCAGGTGCATCTCGACGATCATGTGCTCGTCCTCCTGATGCGGGCTCAACGTGATGATGGCGTCCGGATCCCGGGCCCACACTCCTGACCCCGAGGCCCGGTCGATGCTCTGCTTCTCCGCGGCCGTCCCCTTGGCGAAGTGATGGCAGAAGACCACCGTCGCGTTCGCCTCCCGGCCCACCTGCTCGAACTCGTTCATGAGCCGGCCCACGTCCTCGGCGGCGTTCTCCTGGCCTGACTGGTTCAGCTTGTAGGTCGGATCCAGGATGATCAGCCCGATCCCCTCGGTCTCGCAGTGCCGCATCAACCGCCCGCGGATCAGCGGCAGCGTCACCCCGTACCCGCGCAGGTGCCAGCTCCAGAGCGGGTAGTCGCCCACCCCGCCGCTGAGCTTGGCCTTCTCGATCTCCTGCCGGCGGTGACGGAAGGCGAAGTTCTGCAACTCGAGGTTCACGTACAGCACCGGGACCTGCGTGGTCGGGATGCCCAACCAGCCCACGCCGCCGGCCACGCTCACGGCCAGGTCGGTCAGCAGGTACGTCTTCCGTGCCTTCGAGGGGCCGGCGATCATGCCCTTGGCCCCACGGTAGAGCACCCCCTGCACGATCTCGACCGGCGTGGGCCAGTCGGCCGCTTCCTCCTGCTCCAGGGAGAGGATGGGAGGCAGCACCGGGGAGGCCTGGGAAGCGTCCTGGGAGCCTCCGGGGAGCGTCGGAACCGACTGGGGAGAGGTAGGGGAGGCTGGGCCCGGCTCCAGGCGCCGGGGAGCCCCGTAGCCCAGTTCGGCCAGGCGCCGCGCCGCCGTGGTGAAGTCGCCGCCACACTCGAGGACGGCAAACACATGCCAGGGCCGGTAAACGTGCTGGGCCTCGAACGCCGTCGAAGTCGTGAACACCCAGAACCGGCCCGGGACGATGTCCCACGAGGCCGAGATCCCCCGGTCCTTCCCCGGCCGGGTCCAGTAGTGCCCGCTGCCCTCGGCCCGTGTCCAACCATGCTTGAGCAACAGACCCGGCACGTCCCCACGCGCATCGAAGTCATCGCCCGGCGTGGTGGCGGCGCCGGCCGGAACCTGGGGACGAAACTCGCGGGGCTGGTGTTCGTTGAACGACCGGGCCACCGCCAAGAGATCGTCCCGCTCGTCCTCGCTCAGGCTCGGGATCGCCGACCAGTCGCCCTGGATCAGCCGGTACCCGGGCGAAGGGCAGATCAGGAAGTACCCGCCGGTTCCCCGGGTTTCGAGGAGCACTTCCTTCCGCGGGTTCTCGGCGAGCTTCAGGTTGCGGAGCTCCGCGTCACACCGCCAGACCAGGTGATAACCGCCCGAGGGTGTGCGCTGGATGAGTAGTCGTTCGAGCAACGGCCCCAGCCCGAGGTCCTCACACCGCTGGAGCAACCGGTCCCACAGACCGGGGTCGGCGTGCTTGGTGTCCACGTCCAGGCACTGGATCTTCCCGCCCAGCACGGCGAGGGACGCCCCGTTGTCGAACCACCGCTGACACTCGGCCTCCGTCGGCAGGGTCTCGGCGTACCGGCTCCAGGCCACCCTCGGGCGCTTGTCGGGCCCGACCGGGATGCAGGCGGCCTGCTCGACCCGGAGCAGGTGCAGGGCGGTTTCGAGCGAGGTCATGTGAACATCTCCCCCAGACCGCGCGCGTAGAGCTTGGCCAGGTGGAACGAGACCACCGGCTGGCTCCGCGACCGCTTCGGCCGGATCGTCAGCGTCCCGTTCGGGTGGAGGGTGAAGACCAGCGCCGGATTGACGCCGTGCGGCGTCTGCTTCGGATCGCACTCGACGGCGCGAACCAGTTGTTTTCTTCGGATCGTGGTCATACCTCAGAGCTCTCCCGGCCACAGCAGGGCCATCACCCCTCCCGCCACCACACCCAGCAGCAGGAGGACAAAGACCGCGAGGATCACGCTGCCCATGCCGGTTCCTCCCTTTCGACCCGCGTCTTGTGTGTCCCGCCGAAGTTCCGATCAAGGAACTCGCCCGCCTCGGCAAACGTGGCCGCGTACGGATCGGGGTGGCCCAGCTTTACCAGCCACTTCACCTGCTTGGGCGTCGCCAGTCCCAGATCCCGCCGCGCGAAGAGGATCTCCAGGAGCTTGTTCGCATGCCCCTTGCAGGTCACCCGCTCCAGGCCAAAGCCCATCCGCTCCAACGCCGCCGCCTGCTTCGGGCTCACGGGCTCACGCTCCCAGGCCATGGTCGGTTCGTAGTCCAGCAACAGCGGGCTGCCCAGGCCGACCGCGAACTCGATGGCGTCCACCACCCGCATGTTGCGTTGGGCCTGCGCCGCCAGTTGCTCGGCCAGCTTCCGACGCCGCTCTTCGGTGGCCACCGCGTCCACTTCGAGCAGGTCCATCTGTTCACCCAGGGCGAGGACCTCGGTCATCGCCTGGTCCTGCTGCGGGGTCTGCGCAATCAGCCGGGCCGGCCGGATCAGGTCCATCGAGTCCGAGAGGAAGAGCGGATCGAGCACCAGCAGGTTCTCCTTCCCGGGGTGGATCCGCGTCCCTCGGCCGATCATCTGCGAGTAGAGGACCAGCGACTTGGTCGGCCGCAGCACCATGACGCAGTCCAGCGAGGGTTCGTCCCAGCCGGTGGTCAGCAGCGAGGCGTTGCAGATGATGTCCGCCCCCCGCCGCCGGAAGGTCTCCAACTCGCTCCGGTCCTCCCCATCCACATGCACCGCCCGTAGCCCGATCTCGCGGCAGGCCGCGACGAACCGCTTGCTGGTCTCGATCAGGGGCAGGAACACCACCGTCCGCCGGCCGCGCGCGTGCTCGGCCAGGATCTCGGCGCACTCGGCCAGGTGCGGCTCGATGGCATCACCCAGGTCCTCCTCTCGAAAGTCACCGCTGCGAGTCTTGACCGCGGACAAGTCCACTTGCACCGGCACCGACTGGATGACGATGCGGGCCAGGTAACCCTCCTTGATGAGTTCAACCAGGCTGATCTCGCACGGGATCGTCTGGTAAAAGGTCGCGAGCTGCTGTTTGTCCGAGCGGAACGGGGTGGCGGTGATCCCGATGACCTGGGCGGAGGCGAAGTGACCGAGCACGGCCTGCGCCTGGGTGCCGAGCGTATTCCGATGGCAGTTGTGGACAACAAACCCGTTGGCAACGTAGGTGTGCAGTCCTTCAACGGTCAGATTGAAGACCTCGACTTCACCGCTTCCAGCACCTGACTGGCAATGCTCAGCGGTGCCGCCAGCACCTCTCGGTTGGTAAACCTCAACAAGTACCACCCGCGCGACTCGAGGAACCCGACTTTCTTGGTATCCTGGGCGCGTCGGCTCCTGGCCTTGTGACTGGCGCCGTCCACCTCCACCGCCGTGCGTGTCACCGGATCGGCGAGGTCCAGTTTGTAGCAAGTCGGATAGCTGCAGCCGCGGGGCATCCTCGTCGGAACTGCATACTCCGTGCGCAAGCCCGTCAGCTCTGCCAAGAGCTTCTGGGCCCGCGTCGGACCGGTGCCATTCCCCCCACGAATCAGTGGTCGGTGCCCGATTTCCCGCAACCGGAGGCCAACCTTCTCCGCCACGCTGGGAGAGAACATCGGGTTGTGAACCTTCCGGTGCGCCGACATGAGCGCATTCTGGCAGTCGCGGGAACAGCACCACCGGGCGGTCGGATTCCGCCTGTGCTGGGCTCGCTGGTTGGCGGTGGGAGCGAAGGGATTCCGACAATGATCGCACGTGACGCTCATCATAGACATAGATTTCATCTCCAGGTTCGATCAGGCCCGCCGGGGTCCAGCGGCACCGCGAAGGGCCGGTCTCCTGGACCACGGCAAAGGGATGGTTGATCGTTGCGGTCACAGTGAGTCCGCACGCCGTTCGCACCTTGACGAGCCGATCAACCGACGTGCGCTGGCGGATCACTCTCCGGATGCGCCGCCGCTCCATCGACCCGGTCGTCTCATTCCACGAGTCAACGAGGTCTCCCGCACGGAGTGTCTCGATGGGCCTGCCATCCACACGCGTGCCCGCCGGAAAACACTCATCGACGATGACCAGGCTGAAGTAGTCCCGCGGCCATTTACCCAGACGTCGGGCCAGGCTCTGGGTCGTGGCCACCACCAGGCGGTCCCCTGGCTGGGCGTGTTCCTCCGCCATCTCGACCTGCGGGATCACGCCGGCCCAGATCCCCAGCTTGTCGGCGGCCTGTTTGACCAACTCCTGCGCGTCGGCCAGGAACAGCACCGGACCAAAGGGCAGACACCGCCGGCAGATCTCGCCGGAAACTACGGTTTTCCCAGATCCGGTGGGGGCCACGCCCAGCACCCGGTCGAACTCGACCAAGGCGCCGAGCATGGCGTCCACGAAGCGGGGCTGGTAGGGACGGAGCTTCACCTCAGTTCGCGGAGGGCTTGCCCTTCCGCAACTTGGCCACCGCCGCCTTCATGACGCCCAGCGGCGCCGTGGCCGAGCCGTGCGGTGTCTTGATCGTGACCTTGGTCTGGTCGGTCTCCCCCTCCAAGGGCAGGAGCGGCTGGTCCGGGTCCGGGATCGACGCCACGGCACTGAGCCGATGACGGATGCCGAAGGTCAGGTCGTGCTCCGCGTTGTTCTTGTCCAGGTCCAGCGTGATCGCGAAGGTCAGGCGCAGCTTGGGCTTCTGCTCCTGGACCTGCGCCTCCTCGAGGCACGCCGCCCACGCGGCCAGGATGTCTTCCTCACCCTCCCGGACGAGGGCCTTCAGATTGTCCGCCGCCTGGTCGGCGATGGCTTGGAGTTTTGGACTCATGGTCAGAAGGGGATGTCGTCGTCGTCGTCAGGTGCCGGGGCGACCGAGGGGACCGCGGCGGGTGCCGCTTTCGGTTGACCCTGCAAGAGGGACCGCGCCCTTCCGGTGAGCATCGACAGGAACGCCTTGTCGGCGGCCTTGGCCTGCTCCGGGTTGATCCAGCGCACCCGGACCTTCAGACCGAAACCGTCGTCTTCCTCCTCGGCCACGATCGAACACCGCTTGCCCACGAGCTGGCGGCTGATCGTGTCGAAGTCCCCGTCGAAGCCGAACGCCTCGCTGAGGGCCTTGAGCGTCCGCTCGAACGCTTTTTCGCTCAGGTACAGGTAGGCGTCGGTCATCTCCCGCTCGTCGGTGCGCAGGAGCAGGAACACATAGGGGGTTCCGGTCTGGGCGGTGCCGATGCTGCATTCCATCACGGTGGCCTTGTAGCGGCCGGGCATCTTCAGGTTAGGCATGGGTGGTCCTTACGGTGGCGACCGGGGCGGTGGTCACCCGCACCCCGGGCAGTTCCTTGGTGGTCAGGAGCGCCTCTTTGATGGCGGCGATCCTGGGTTTGAGTTCAACCAGGTCCGGCCGCGCCGCGTAAAGCGCCGCCGGATTGAAGACTTCGATGGTGATCGCGCTGCGCAGGCCGGTGCCCGCGATCTTCAACGGGGCCGCCTGCGCGACCGCGTCGTTGGTTTCCTGCACCGCCGCACGGATGAGCTCCGCGGCCTTCTCGTCATCCGGTTCCTTCGCCGCCGCCGCGATCCGGGCCGCTTCCTCCGCCCGGGCCTTGGCCTCGACCTCGGCCTGGAGCCGGCGCTGCTGGTCCAGCCAACCGCCGAGCAACCGCTGGAGCCGCAGGACCTCCGGTGCGAGCGGATCGGTGATCTTCCTGGCCACCCCGTCAATGGACCGGCCCAGTTCGAGCACCGGCGCCTTGACCTCGGTGCGGGACTTCTCCACCCCGCGCGTCAGGCTCACCGCCTCGGCGAGCACCCCGCCCGCGCAGTCGGCGTCCATCTGGTCCTCAATCCCGAGGATGGCGCGGCATTCGGCGAGCACGGTGTCGCGCTTCACCAGGATCTCAGCCACCGGCGAGAACGTCGGCAGGTCGCCGACGCGAACCAGGGCGTTCACTTGACACCTCCCATCGGCGGGATGCCCGACGCCCGCGCAAACCGCTCCGGTCGGACCTCGATGGCGGTGGCCCTCTCCTTGGCAAGCTGGCGCCAGGTCTGATCGGGTTCGACCCACTTGATCCGCCGCAGGTAGCCGTTGACCTCGTCCTCGTTGGCCCCGAACCACTCGGCCAGGGCTGCCGGGACCACACACGCCGCCGGGGGCGTGGCAGGGGACGGGTCGCTCAGGTTTGGCGGACTGACCTTCGGCTCCTCGAAGCCCGCGCCCGGAGTCGCCGGCTCCTGCTGAGCGGCCAGCGCGTTCATCTGCTCCTGGACCTTCGCCACGAGCTTCTGCGCCTGCTCCTCGGTCAACTCGGCGAACGTGCTGCCCGTGCACCCCGTCCACTGAACGGCCTTGGGGACCGCGCTGGGGCTCTTGCCCAGGCCGATCCAGTACCGTTCGAGCTTGGCGAGCGTTTCGGGCGTGATCCCCTGGGCCGGGACGGGCGCAGACGCGGGAGCGGCTGGCGCCGGTTCGGATTTCTTGTCCGGGATCCCCGGCGAGGCCACCGCCCCTTTGAGCCACTCGGCCAACAGCCGGCCCTCGACTTCGGTCAACTCCACCGTCTTGCTGTCGAAGAGCCGGGTCCGGTCCTTCGAGGCCATCGCCCGGTGCGAGGCGTCCAGGTCCCATACCAGCGTGAACTCGTACTCCGTGCCGTCGCGGGTGATCGGCGCCAGCCCGACTTTCTTGGGCACCATCTTCCCCTTCTCGTTGGGCTCCAAAACGTAGTCCGTCTTCGAGCGCAGACAGGCGATGACGTGCAGTTTCGAGTTGAGCAGGGCGCTGATGACCGCGCGCCACTTCTCTCCCGCCGCGGCCCAGTTCGAGAACCCACTGCCGCCCCGCCGGTCCAGGGCGTCCTTGTACTCCAGGACGGCCTCCCAGGCGTGCGAGAGCGTGTCCACGATCAGGGCATCGAACCCCTGGGCCTCCGCCGACTTGATGGCCTCGGCGAAGGTCGGCGCGTCGTAGGGCGGGTCGAGGTTCAAGGCCTCGAACGTGTGCTGGTCGGCGTAGAGGGACGCGCTGCGGTGCTCGGTGTCGATCACCCCGATCCGGCCCTGGGGCCCGACCAGCCCCCGGGCGAGGCGCAGCGCGGCCGTGGTTTTCCCCGAGCCCGAGGGCCCGGTGACCGCCAGCTTCAGGCTGACGGTGTCTTTCTTGGCGGGGGTGAACGTCAGCATGACGGGACCCTCCGGTTCCTTTTGGGTTTCATGGTTTGGTAACTGGACCGGTTCAGCCGGTCCAAAATCGTGGGCGCATGGAAGCGGAGCACCCGGTCGTTGAGCCGGACCACCGGCACCCGCCCTTCCCGCACCATGCGCAGCAGCGTGGGCTTCTTGATGCCGATCCAGGCCGCGCACTGTTCGGGCGTCAGGAGCACCGCGGGCTCAGGGGCGGGTGGGGCTGGGGCAGTCATGAGGTAGCGAGGGGTTCCGAGCCACGCGAGGCCTCAGGGCGGCTGGCCAGGACCAATTCGGCGACCATGCCGCTGATCGAGCGACGATTCGCACTGGCCAGCCGGAACAGGCGCCGCTTCACCGAGAGCGGCACGTACAGGTTGAGCTTGACGCCTTCTTTGATGGTGCGTGGTCGGGCCATGTGACGGGTTAAATATGCGCATAATATGCGCTCTTCAACTTAAAACTCGCTCCCAACAGTTTTTGGCGTATAAAATGCCCCCGTGAGGCCGAAGATTAAGAATGCCGTGCGCTTGAACGTCTACCTGGACCGGGCCGTCGTGGACGCGCTGGACCGCGCCTCCGCCCAGCGCAAGCTCTCCCGCTCCGCCCTCATCGAGGAGTTGGTCAATTCCGCCCCAGCTCGCTCGGCCGCAGACGAGGCAGCCTCCGTGGCCGCGCGGAGGGCGGTTGCGAAAGTACGTGGGCGGAAACCTGGAGCTGCCTGACCCACCGGGCGAGCTTCTGCGCCATCTCCACGCGCTCCCGCGGGTCCAGATGACCCGCGATCTCCTCAAGCTCCGGTTCCATCCGGACGCGAACAACGACTTTCGTCATGACCCTTCTCCGACCCAGCCCGGCGGTTTCGCAGGATGCTCAAGGTTCTCGCCGTGCCTGCAAGTGAGGGTCGCACAGGGGGTGGGACATCTACGGGGTTACCCCACCACAAACTTACTCACAGGATGTGAATAACTAACGTGCCGGCAGGTGAGGACCGGGCGGTGGTTCAGGGCTGCGCCGCCGGGGCCGCCTCGGTGACCGGAGCGGCGGTTGGCCCCGGCCGGATGCCCCAGAACGCCACCGCCTCGTCACGGTCCACCAATTCCTGGTACGAGCGCAGCAGGATGCCCGGCGAGTTGCCGAGTTGCCGCGCCACCTTGCCCGCATCCTGGTGCAGCGCCAGCAGGTAACTCGCGGCGCTGTGGCGCAGGATGTCATGGGGCCACTCCTCCCAACGCATCGCCTCACGGAGACGGCGTTGGTAGTTCCTCCGAGAAGGGCGCGGCAAAGGGAGACGCGCGGACACAGCGCTGGCGGCCGTCAGCCATTCAACCGCGGCCGGTTCGAGCGTGACGATCCGACGCCGCCTCACCTTGCTGGCGGCAGCATCCACGCTCACGTGGCCGCGTCCCAAGTTGACGTCCTCCCACTTGATCTGGTCGCACTCTTCGGGACGCAGGCCGGCCAGCAACCCCAGGGCGACCCAGGCGAGCAGCGCGGGGACTTCCCGCCCGCAGGTCTCGAGGAGATTCGCCGCCTCGACCGGGGTGAGGATCTTCGGCGGTTGATGCTCCAACCGCGGGCGCGCAAGGGCCTCGCAGGGATTGGACCAAATCAATCCCGACCGCTGAGCGAAGCTGAACAAAGCGGACAACCGCCCCAGGTTGGAGGCTCGTGTCGACGGGGCGCAGGGTCGCGCCGTGAACCATTGCTCAATCTCCCGGGGGCCGATGGATTGGATCGGTGTGCTCTCACGGCCACGTGCGAAACTCGTCAAGTACGCTGCCAAACCGTCGACGTAGCGATCGCGCAAGTTCTCCGCCCGCTTCGCCTCGACACAGCGCATGATGACCTGCTCAAGTGTGGAATCGGCGTTGGGCTCGATGGCGGCCGTCCCCCGGGGTCTGACGTTCGCGCGGCGCCAGAACTCCCACACCTCCTGCAGCGTGCACCCCGCCTCACGGATTTCTGCGAGCACCAAGTCGCTCTCCGCTCGCTGACGATTCGTGAGCGGCGCGGGCGTCGTGCTCGTCGCGAACGCGTGGCGAATCTCGCCGGCGGCCTGTTCGGCTGCTGCCGCGGTGGTGTAGAACTTCCGGCTCCGACGGCCGCGGTTCCGCACATCGACCACCCATTCCACACGCCCTCGCCTGCGCTGTCTTCGTACCGTGACACTCAC